ACAATGAAACACTGCTTGTGGGCAACCCCATGCCGAAGCGTCCCAGTCCGCTTCTATCATTAAAGCGTGTGCTCCCACCGAACTGAAGTGCTTTGCGTAACGATTCGGCAGTCATACCGGATCCATTATCTATCACGCTAACGATGCCGCAGTCGCACAGCCGAGCGATGTTGATCTGAACTATTGTGGCACCCGCTTGGACGCTGTTGTCGACTAATTCTGCGAGAGAATGAGCCAAAGACCTGTACCCAGTTTCGCGAATTGAGCTAATGAAATGCTTGGCGTCGATGATATCAATCATACTTTTCCTCAATCTGGTTTCTCTGTGCTTAAGCATCTGAATTGGACTAATTGGCCTTCCTGAATGCGAAACCAAGACTCTGGCGTTGTTCGGTCCAGGCCAGCGGTAGGCTATGGAGCAATTTCTGAACGGTCAGATCTGCTGGCTGACGCCCATCGAGAATGGCCTCTACAATGTCAGGGGCTAGGAATGAGCAGTTTAGAAGTCGACCGGCGTAGTGCTCGTCCAGACTTGTTAATTGCGCGATCGAACGAAGGCCGGTCAGCTCTCCACGGATGATCTTTTCAGGCCACGGATGGGCGCGGGCGACGGCTTTGATCAGGGAGGAAGCGGGTCGCGCAGGTGCTTCAGTTGCGGAGTCTGCCGGGACGAGTAGCCGGACTTCGCCGCCGCAGCGCTTTACCTTTGCGTCGATCATGAGCTTAAAAACATCTTTCGTACGCTTCTCGAGAGTGCGTTCCCGTTTCGCCCGGCGAGATGATTGATCACCAAGCAACGCTTCGCGCAGCGCTGGCTGGACTATTGCAATTTCCAGACTGGTCTCATGCACAACGATTCGCGCGATCACGGCGCTCAAGAATTCCCGATGTTCGGTCGGCGAATTGGCTTGCCAGATCTTTGCTAGTTGTTTCCCTGCGGTGATCAGCGATTTGCTGGTCGCAGCACCGTCTGATCCCAGCCCAATTGACTGGAGCAGTTGATCGGGTGAGCTTAAGAGGCACTGGATCCTGCGGCAGACAAGACCCTCTATTTCCTCTGCCGGGATCCTGGTCGGACCGCCCTCGGCAGCCGGGCGATGCTGAATCGCGGCCTGAGAAACATAGTAGCGGTACCGTTTACCCCGTTTCACTGCATGTGAGGGAGTAAACCGGTTGCCGTGATCATCGTAGATCAGCCCTACCAACAGGCTCGGGGACTTCGCGTTACCGCCATTGCGACGAATCTTATTATTGGCTCTGAGTCGATCTTGCACTTTGTCCCATAGCTCCTGGCTGATGATCGCGTCATGCTCGCCCGCGTATGTTGCATCACGATGGGGGATCTTGCCGAGGTAAATGCGGTTTTGCAAGAGAGTGTAAAGGGCGCCGCGGGAATAAGACATTCCACCGGACTTTGCCCCCGATGCGCTGATTCGCACTTTGCTCTTAACGCCATCTCGGTCGAGTTGGGCCTTCAACTTCGCGACGCAGCCAAGTTTCAGATACAGCCGGAAGATCTGTTTGAGCTGATCAGCCTCAGCGGTATGGACTATGAGCTTCTGATCTTTGACGTCATAACCGACTGGCACCCTGCCGCCCATCCACATGCCTTTTCGCTTTGATGCAGCGATCTTGTCGCGAATGCGCTCACCTGTGACCTCGCGCTCGAACTGTGCAAACGAGAGCAGGACGTTAAGTGTCAGGCGCCCCATGGATGTGGTGGTATTGAACTGCTGGGTAACGGAAACGAAGCTGACCTGACTGGCGTCGAATCGTTCGATGATCTTGGCAAAATCTGCAAGGGATCGCGTCAGGCGGTCGACCTTATAAACAACTACGGTATCGATCTTCCCTGCATCGATATCAGCCAGCAACTGGCGGAGAGCCGGTCGCTCCATCGATCCGCCGGAGTATCCACCATCATTATATTGGGTGCCCAAGCAGCGCCAGTGTTCATGGCGCTGGCTAGCGATATACGCCTCACACGCTTCTCGCTGGGCTTCCAAGGAATTGAAGGACTGTTCCAGACCTTCTTCGGAAGATTTCCGTGTGTAGATGGCGCAACGGATTGTTGACCTGCCATCAGCGGGCATTCGAGACTCCTGGCATTTTTGCCAGACCCGCCTTCAGGCCGAAAAAAAGCGGCCCTGACCAGCGAGTCCCGGTGATCAGCCGCGCGATTTCCGATAGGCTGCGGTATCGGCTGCCTTGGAATTCGAAGCCGGTTTCGGCGACTGAGACAGTGTGGGTCTTGCCCCGCCATTCGCGAATCAGGCGTGTTCCAGGTTTGATCGGACGTTGGTCTACTTTTAGTTTGTCATTCCCGTTTTCAAGCGAAGTAGCGATCTGCCTCAGCCGGCGTCGGGTCGTGGCGCTCAAGCCGCCGAAGGCAGTTTCCTGGATCTTGTACGCGAGAATGCGCACCATGATTTCCCTGCGGATATGTTTTGGTGCCGCTTTATTAAAAAGTTCCAGCCACTTCTTGCACAGGGCGGTTTTGTCCATTCCGGGCAGAGCCTTGAGGAGTTCAGAGACGTCCATTTTCAGGTCACATCCTTATATATAGCGCACAGCACATTGACGCTCTGCCTGGGCAGACAGTCAAGGCTGTTCTCTCGCTTTACTTTTCATTTCTTGCGCCGGCTTGTGTTGACTATTGCCGGGTAAAGCTTGGTGGGTTCCGCGGAGCATCGGTGCAAGCACCAGCGTCTCAAGATAGTTGGGGGCCGAAATGGAAAGAGGGCTGTCTCGGTGACAGCCCTCTTTGCGTGTGTGACGGTCCTTGCTGATGAACATAGGAGCATTTGTTCACGCGTACGAATCAGCAGCAACTGCTCAAATTGTCGCGTCCGTTGCCGGGTTGGCACCCCAGGGCTAATCGCTGTGTGGCATTTTTTCGTACTCCTCCAGCAGCATTGTGACTACCTCTTCGTTGTCCCCCATCTGGGTAGGTTTGCCGTCCTTAGCACCGAAAAATTGTATGTAAATATCCGATTCCTCGGGCTCAGGCGCCTTAATCTCGGGAAACATGTCTAACATCGCAAAGAACATCCGCGTAGCCTTCATGTCGCCTCTTGCGGCCTGATTCGTCAACTGCTTCATAATCGCTTCAATCTTTGTTATGTAATAGGAGGCTCCATTCTCTCCCTTCACCCGTACCTTCTCCCGGCAGACTTCAGCGACGATGGTAGCCAGGTTCTTTGCTCCTTTTGGCCGCCCTTTGGGATTGCCGGACTGTCCCTTTTTGAAGCGCGTCTCTTTGGGCGGTTTACCGAAGCCCACTTCCTCGTCGTGATCAGGCACGCTTCACCTCCAATACATTGAAAGTCTCCCCGGTCTCGCAATGCACGGCTGTGTCGCCGGTGTACCGTTGCCAGCGACGAATTGCCGTATCCACATAGAGTGGGTCTAGCTCGATCGCGTGGCACACGCGGCCGATCCGCTCGGCAGCCATGAGCGTTGTACCGGAGCCCAGGAAGGCATCAAGAACAATATGACCTCGTGCGGAAGAATCGAGCAGCGCATCCGCGACCAAGGCTATCGGTTTGACGGTCGGGTGCAAGGCGAGCAGGTTCCCCTCATCGCTTTGCTTGGAAGAAGTGTTAACGCTGGGGTGCTTCCGCAAGATCCAAAGATCGCCCAGACGGCTTACCGGTGATCCGCGAAAATGATCTGTAACGCAATCATCGGGGTCACTTTTCGATTCATCCCCTTGGATCATGAAATCGACCTCGGGCATGTCAAACCCGGTGACTGTTACGTCGAGCAGCCCCTCAAGGGTGAGCAGGTGCTGCAGCTCAATCTTGAGTATTGATTCGTCCCATCCAGCCACTTCCGCTAGCCGGTTATCGGCAATTACGTAGGCCCTGATCTGATCGGGCGTTAGTTCGCTCAAGCAAATCGTCGGTACCTGGGACATTCCCATTTGCTTTGCAGCCAGCACTCGTCCATGTCCGGCGACCATGGTGTTGTCCGGATTGATCAGAACTGGGTTGGTGAAGCCAAATTCCTTGATGCTGTCGGCTATCTGGCGGATCTGGCGTTTTGAGTGGGTTCGTGCATTGCGCTCATATGGGCGCAATGCGTTTACGTGCTTGTAGACGATGGACAAGTTGCTGCGTTCCGTACTGGGCATGGGATCTCCTGGCGTGGTTAGTCGTGC